TGCACTACAACGGATGTGGGGCAGGTTGATTTCCTTGCCCTTATAAACCTTGATAGCGACATCGGTTGCAGTACCGCTGGTAATGTCCGTGACATTCGCGCGCAATCCGATTGCGAGGTTTTCCTTAGAAAAACTTTCCAAATCAAAAGAAAAGTTGCAGCCACGCTCAGTCTCAAACTGTGCGAGAAGGCCGAATTGACCGGTCATGGCTTCCTTTTTGTCGATGGTGTTGGTGGTAAGTGCCGCCTTGATATTGACGGCGTTGCCAAGATGGATGAAGCCAAGCGGATTGCCGGTGGTCGGATCTCGCTCGGCCATCATCAGGCGGCCCTGCGGCATGAAATATTCAGTTTCCTTGAGTGCTCCCTGTGCCATGATATGTGCTCCTTATGTTGGTTAAAGATTGAGGGCGGTTATTGCCGCCGGGATCTTGCTTTCAGCTACCTTGACCGAGGGCACGGTGCAACGGAATGAGACTACCCGCACCATGACGCCGTTTTCCTGTACNNCCGGGCTGAGAGCAAAGAGATACACGCCGATGATGATGGTTTCTCCCAAAGCGGCGGCCTCGCTCTCCATGTAGCGCACCGAATACAATCCCCGCGGATGCTGAACTTTGACGATATCGCCGGTAATGCTTTCGGGCTTTGACGGGAACGGAATCACACTCTGCTGCATGGCCGAGGGTAAAAGCGATTTCAGTCGTTCGATGACGGCAGTTACAAGCTGTATTTCGTTCATTCCGGATCTCCCAGGTGGAGTTCAACCCGGCCCATGCCGTCAGGTATGGCGGCGATAACTGGCAGGACCTGATTCTTGACATCGACGTACCAGCCGGGCCCGACGCCGATCACATCGGTGGCAAGGCATGAGAAATAGGTGCCGGGAAGAATGGCCCGGCCGTCCAGTGGGGAAACACCGCCTGGGGTTTCGTCATAGATGCCGGTTATCTCCTTGCGGTATGAGTGGTGAATCAGCACACCGGGAATGGAAAAATCGTCATCTACCTGGCTGAAATCGTTTTCGACGTCTATCGCCATGGCTTACGCATTGATATTGACGTTGACGGTGGTTGTGCCGCTACCTGCTGCAGAATGGGCATAACCCGCCAAGGTATTGTCTGTAGCGGTGACGGTAATCTCGCCGGGGTCCGCATCCCAATACACCAGCGCGCCCTGGGCAATTACGTCAGTGCTTTTCTTGGGCAGAGTGAAAACTTTTTTGACGGCCAATGCGCCGGTAGCTCCGCTTGCAATATCTTTGCTTGCAATACCAATGCGGGCTCCGACAACCACCACATCTCCGCTCGAAATATCCGCGCTTGCGGTATAAGTGATGTGTTCGCCTTCTTGCACAAAGTTTTTCATATCAATGATCTCCTTATAAAATTGGGTGCAGGGGGCGATCCTGATTCGCCCCCTGTCGATTATCAATCAGGTGCCATTACGGTCCAGGGTTTTTGACCAGGCCTTTCCAGGCCATTGCCTTTGCGCCAACGTCGATCCTCACCTTCATTTCCACGCCGTCTTTGCTCCATCCCTGTTTGGTTTCCATGTAGGGGGTTTTGTTGCCGTTGAGGAAAAAGACTTTGACGGTTTGGCCTTTGGCGGCGGCCAGATACCAGGCTTTGGTGGAAGCATCGTCAAGACGCGGCTCATAAACTCGGGTGAAGTAAGCGCCGCTGAATATGTTCTCCACGTTGGGCTCTGCCTGGGTACCGATCAGGGTGGTACGGAAAAAGGTCTCAGCGGATGTTTTGAGAGTGAGGGGGGCGATGAAGAACTTCGGCATGATGTTGAGCCGACGTTTGCCGCCGATATCCTTTTGCAGGCCCATGGCCAGCTCCGCAGCGCCCAAGGACGTGACTGACAGGGCGGCCCCGGTCATCAGGTTGCCGTGGCTGGCATGGAACAAGGCAACACCATCGCCCATGGCGCTGTTGCCGATAGGCACGGCATACACCACGTCACCAACTTTGCGGCTGGCGGCTTGGCCATGCTGCATGGGAATATCGGTCAAAGCTCCAAGATCGTCATTGATGATGGTCTGGCGGCTGATAGCAAACAGCTTGCCGTAGGTAGCGATCCGATATTGCTCCTGCTGTTCGGTGCGGTCGCCATATTGGTATTCATCGTCTTCTCTGATCTCGTCCAGATCTCCGGTTTCACCGGGACGCACAGCGGTATTGGTTTTGAAATCCGAAACACTGCCTTCCGCAACCCACGTCTGCCATGTTTCTTCCTGGGTTTCCCAACCTTCCAGCAAGGATTTGTTGGCGACATTGGACAGCAGCAAGGGAAAATCGCTGGTGGTAAGCGCACGGCCAACCATGTCCAGAATATTGCCGCTGGTCGCCTGCCCTGAGATACGCAGACATTCACGGGCCATCTCCCGCAGACTGAACCCGGCCAGATCACGGGCGCCCAACTTCATTTCGTCATCAGTGACCTTGCGGCCTGCGCGCAACATCAGGCCACCTTCGGCGGCGGAGCGGAACTTGTCGCGCTCATCCGCTCCGGCTTCGATGGTTCCACGATGGCCGGTCGGCTTATTGGTGTCTTTCAGTTTATCCAGCACCAGCTTTCGCGCCTGGTCCATGGATACTTCGGGGCTGAGCAGGTCGGCCCGTTCTTCCGCCGGAATGGCGAACTGGTCGCACATGGCGGTGATTTCGGTGATGCGGGCATGTTCGGCCCGTGCGGCTTCGGCCCGGATCACATCTTCGGAACGGGTGGTGACGGCTGTGACGGCGGCTTGCGGCGGGGTAGGGGTAGTTTCCTGCCGCATCTCCAGCTTTTCCAGAAACCTCCAGGCTTCCTCTTCCGTTGCCTCGACCGAGAGGCCACGGCTCTCAAGATACTTTCTCAATCGTTCATTCATGTGTTGCTCCTTTGTTTGCGTAGTGGGGGCCGTGGCCGCCCGTGCTTTTGCGTTTTCGTCCGCTCCTATCGGGCAAACGCTCATTTCTCTGGGTGTCCAGTCGGTGACGACGTTGATTGGCCCGGTATAGGTCCGGCCGCCGATAATTCCGGTCTGGCCGTCCGGGATGTAGGTTTTTTGATTGACGCGATAGCCCACAGAATAATCGGTAAGATGGCCTTCGCGTGTTTTGGTCCAGGGGCTTTCGGCTTCCGGTACTGAGGAGTAGCAGGCCCGGCCCAGTAGTTGATCGTTTTGAATATTCATGCCGCGATACGAGCCGAGCACGCTGCCGGTCCCGTAGCGGCTATGACTGTCCAAAAGCGGAACCTGCCCGGAGTCCGGCAACCGGCAGCCGGACATGAGCAGCACTTCCGGCACGTATTCCCAGCGGTCGTAGTCGTACATAGTGACCGGGTTTTCGGTGGCTCCAACGACTTCAACCGAGCGGTTGGCTTCGTCAAGTGTCGAAGGGACGCCGGTGTCGGTCTTTACGGCAACGGCCAGTGTGCGGTAACTGAGTTCCGGTTTATCAGGCTTGCTTTTGTTGTTTGGAGTCGGCATTGCCGGTATTCCCTTCCTCTGTGGCTCCAAGCGCCGCAGGATTGTTTTTTGAACCGAGATTTACGGTTTGATAGTGTAGGTCGCGCTCTTTCATCATCCTGTCGGCTTCCTGTATCTCATCCAGGATTTCCTCAAGGGTGCGGCCGCGGGCGGCGGCTATTTCCTGCGGGGAACGCAGGCAGTACATGACCTGCTCGATCCAGGCTTTCCCCTCGCGCAGCGGATCAGGCGATTCCATGCCGGGAGCGGTGCAGGCTCCGGCCCAATACTTGCGCGGATCAAGGAAGTATCCCGGCAGGGTGAGTTTTCCGGAAAGGACGGCGGCGGTGATGATTTCGCGCCGGATCGGTAACGAGATGTGCCGGATATGGCGTTGCTGCTGAGGACGGATGCAGGCGATGAAATCGTTGCGAATGCCCTTCAGGTTGCTGTAGCTGATGCCGTCGTAATCGCTGGTCAGCAGTTCATAGGTGATGCCGGTGGCAACGGCCACCATGCGCAGCACAAACTTGGTGAATGCCGGGAATTGATCGCCCGGCATGTTGTGATTGGCAAATTGAACCTGTTCGCCCGGCCGCAGATACTCGATAATGGCGTTTTCCACCTCTTCGAGTTTCTTGCTGCTGTTCGGGTCGTTTGATGTCCGCCCCATTTGGAAGGCGACGGCATCGTTTGTGGTGACGAAAGCCAGGTATTTGCTGGCGATCTTGGCCACGTCCATGGTGGCGTCCAGGTAGTCGCCGAGGTCATGGGCGATGAGGATGGCGGTGGTAAACGGGCTGATTCCCCGGAGCTGGCCGGGACGGAGAATGTCGAAGTTGTGAATGACGCGTTCGGCCGCTATGCGTTCCGGTTTGGTGGAGGCGGTTATGCTGGTGATGCCGTTGTAGCCGTTGGGAACAGCGAAGTGATAGGCGGCCACGCGGCCTGTTGTAGGATCGTATTCAATGCCTTGGTCAACCACGTTGCCGGGATTGATTTCGGCGTAATTGGAGGAGAGCCAATCGGCTTCGTATTGCAGGTAGGCCAGGGGAGTGTAGCGGTTGGCATCGGGAAGCATGGTTTTGACAAGCAGGCATTCGCCCGATTCCACATCCTGACGCTTTGCAAGGCGCTCCATTTCATCGCCGTGGAGCTTCCCGGCGGCGTCGAGTTCGTCCATGCCCCATTTGATGGCGTCTTCTATCTGCTGGTTGATGCGTTTGTTGAAGGTGCCGTCGCTTTTCTTGATTTGCGCTTGGTACTGGATGCCGGAGCCGACGGTGAAATTGACCAGCACGTTGACGGCACGGGCGAAAAACGGAAAGTCTCTGACCAGTTGGCGTGAACGGGCTCGGATGATGGGGGAAGAGGTGCGGATCAGGGAATTAACGTCCTGATTGGCGGGTATCCAGTCTCCGGTGAGGCGGGTTACTTTGGCGGCGGCGTATTGCCGCACCTTGGCGGCTTGCATGCGGTCCAAACGGCGGGTGAGTTCGGACCGGGGAGAGAAAAGACCGATGGTACGATCAAGTCCGGCGCCGATTCGGTCAAGGCCGTTGCCTATGCTGCGGAGAAGGATGCTCACCAGCGCCCCCCGCCGCCGTTCTTGGCGTAGGTGCGGTTAACGGCAGGTTGAATGCCCGCGCCGCCGGATGCTTCAAGTGCGGCCATTTCCCGGACAAACTCCAATCCGGCCTTGAATTCGTCGACGCTGCGGTATTTCATCTTGCGCAAGCTGGCGCCGGTCTGGATCTCATATTCAACAGCGGACATTTGACCGCTGAAAAACCGGGCGGCGGCGTCCAGCATGGCGGTGTAGAGGGCGGACCAGGTTGTGAAGGTGGTTATGACGGCCATAAGGCTCTCCTTGAAAATTACGGAGAGCTTACACCCTGTTTTTGGGCGGTTTTGGTATTTGCGGGTATTTTGGGTTATTTGGGGCTTATTTGCTGATATTTGCTGTCATTTGGGCTTGACGCTAAAAAAGTCGCTCCAATGAAGAGAAAGGCATGGGGAAAGATAAGAATTAACGGCTATTATACCCAGGCTGCTAAACATAACAATTTTTTAAAAGCATAACATTTGTAATTATGAGCAGTTACACGAATTAATAGGTCTTGGTCGTTGATATATTTGATCATCGCAGTAACATTTGTATTCTGAGATTAGAATATCTGCAGTAGGTGTTCAAAGAAGAGAAAAACCACTGGTTGAATATAAAAGGAAACATATTGTTTAATGGTAACTCGCAACTGAAAACACTACATAAAATTGCTTCTCAGCGTAGTTTCGAACGGCAAAGATGTTTCTGCATATCTGTTTCAACTTATTAATGATGAGTTGGAAAGGAAAGAAATTATGTCAGACTCCAAAAGGTTTACAGAGTCGATTAAATGTAGGCATTGTCAAAATCAGGCTCCAATGGAAGTAATTAATGTATATCATGACATGCAGGAATACACCGACGATCGCTCTGGTTTGAGTTGGGATGTTGGGTCTGTTTACGAACTCAATAAATGCCCAGCATGCAAGTGTGTAACGCTACGTAGCTTCTACTGGAATGACGGTTTCATGGACGGCAGTAATATAGAGTACACAGTCCTATATCCCGTAGCCGAGAAAATGCTCCGCGGATTACCCACAAAAATTCAGTCTGGCTATCAAGCAGCGCAAAGAGTTCGAAATATTGATGCCAATGCTTACGGTGTTCTCTTAGGCCGCGTCCTGGATCTAATTTGTGAGGATCGAAATGCATCAGGGGATACTTTAGACAAGAAACTTAAAAACTTAGCGGTCAAAGGTGAAATTCCTGAGAAAATTGTTGACGTGGCAGCTGGTTTGCGAAAACTGCGCAATGTTGGTGCACACGCGGATCTAGGCGAACTCACCGAATCGGAACTGCCAGTCCTTGACGACCTTACTCGTGCAATCTTGGAGTATGTATATACCGCACCGCTGTTAGCACGAGAGGCGGAAGAGCGATTTGAAATATTGAAAAAAACAGGCAACTAATCGGAAAAAAATGAGACCAGGGAGAGAATATGATAAATAGCAGGGCCGTATCTATAATCCACACAAAAGTGAAAATATAGACACTACCTACCTATGTGCGTACGAGGTTTTGCTCTGATTGGTTTGAACCAAAACAGAGAATTGAACTTCCGATGCGAGCAATAGCCGCTTCGGAGGGAAAAGGAGGCATTGATGAAAAAGGAATTTGTTTCTTGCCGTTTTCATTCTGTGCATCGTCATTGGATCGCTTGTTCCATGTTCGGCTGGGAGTAGATTGGTCACTCTGCCTAAGGGAACCAAAACCATAAACCTAGGGCCGGGCCACTACAAATTCATACTTGCAAGCCAGATTGTTGAAGTCACTGGACTGAATCCTGCGAATGGTTCTTTTTCACTCGTAGCGGTTATGAGCAGATCTCCGCGGCTACGGTTGCTTTGGGGCGGCAGAGCCGCGAGAAGGTTGAATCGGGAAGAACTTATCATAATCAACCGACGGCCTATCGCGAAGAAAGGAACGGACCTCGTTTTTCAATCCTTTTTACTAACCGCACCTTTGACGCTACCTTTGGACGAAGTAAACCCGGACAACCTGATTTCGTCGTTTCTGGCCCTGAATACCGACGATCCAGGTAAAAATAACGAGTCTAGCGATCTCGCAACGTTAGCCGCAAAAGCAAGATGCGAAGCCAAGCACGGCAATTGGAATCCGGAGACGAAGAAGTGCGAGTAAAGTCGAACATATAGGTACCCTACTGTATTTACCATTCTTGGAGGAAAGCGAGCATGGATTACATTTTGAGACAAATTGATAAAAAAATTAAGTTTTATGATGGAATTTATGACAGAATTAATACAATCAATTATCTAAGGTTAAAATTGGAATATGGTCTAATTTTTGCCCTAGCCTATTTGTGGAACAAAAATATATCAGTTATTGATGAGGAGGCTAGAGAATACCTAGTAAATAAAATATTTTCACCAACTATAGGTGACGTAGTTGATATTTGTAGAAAATTAGATATCAATAAGGAATTTTTTTTATCCAAGCAAATAAATGAAGGTATTAATGAATACCCTTCTATAAGAAATGAGAAAATTGGTCATGGTTATACGTTTGAAGATGGTGTTGATAATTTGTATAACCAGTTTAAGGAATTAGCAAACAAGGTGTTTGATCCTACAAAATCTTTTTTTGCCAATAAGCATTTTGACTTAATCAAGGTCTTTTGCTTGAACAATAATCAATGTAGCGGTATCAACTATAAATCAGCAGGGGATGATTATTTTCCATGGTTTGCGTCGCCAGAAGTTGCTAAGTTTGATCATGATAATGTTTATGCACTGACTGATGAAGGTATATATTTTAAACTTTCCCCCTTTATCCATGTAGCAGACGACGAATTTTACCTGTTTAGGGATATATATGAAAAATTGACTGGTAACGTTAGATACAATCGTATCTTAAAAACAGGATCATATTTTAAAGAATGGCATCATCTTTGTTTCGATGTTTATAATGATGGTAAAAGGAAAAAGAGTAGTAATGGAACTATTATCAATACCTATGAGAATAATTACAAAAAATACATAGACATTGGGACAAAGAAAAAAATAATATCATTTTTAAAGGAAAACAAATCTTCAGTATGTGCCACAATCTGGGGGCATGGAGGTGTTGGAAAAACAGCGACTGTACAAAGTATTTGCGAAGACCTACTGGTTTCTAAACAAAAAGTGTTTGATTATATAGTATTTGCTTCTGCTAAAGATCGTGTATATCGCTACTACACTGGTGAAATTATAACTAAATCAGATCGAATAGAATCTTTTGAAGCCTTCATTAACTGCATAAATATGGTAATCAGGGCTGATGATTCAAATAATGCTAATAGTGTAATTGAGCTTGAAGCAAACGTGTTGATAATCATAGATGATTACGAGACTTTTCCAGCAGAGCAAAAAGTACTTATTGAGGATTTCTTAAAAAAATTAGACATAAATAAACATAAGGTGCTAATAACAACACGCGCAAATCTTATTATCGGAATGGAGTTCCAGACTGATGAGCTAAACGCAAGAGATTCTTCTAATTTTATTATTGATATATTCAAAAACGAATTTCCAGCATTTAATATCACTCAAATAAAAAATGAATTACAATGTGATGACAAACAATTAATAATACACAACATTACGAGTGGCCGCCCTTTATTTTTGTATCAACTAGCATATTTGATAACACGAAAAGGGTCGATACAATTAGCAGCGTTACATAACATTAAAAAAAGTAAGCAAGCAATAGATTTTCTTTACGGTAGAATTTATGAATACATAACAGATGACGCTCAACATGTTTTTGCCGCCATAAGTCAATTGGTAACAGAAAATGATTTGGTGAATTTGCTGGATAAGATAAAATATATAATCAATCTTGAAAATGATGAAACACGATTTAATAATGCCATCCAAGAATTGTGCAAACTAAGAATAGTTGAACTTGTAGATAATGAGTTTTTTAAGGTATACTCAGATGATATTTATCATATAATGCTAGATTATTTTAATGCGTTGCCGCATAACGTCAAGTCGAGCATAACATCAAGGATTAAGCATGTAACTAGAGATAAGAAATTGGATAACGACCACGCATTGCTAGCGAATGCTAACTCTGCACGGTTTTCTAAGTCTGAGGAGGAAGTTGTAAGAGCCTACAGACAAATATTGAACAGGATATCTTGTCCTGAAGGCATTAAACTTGAAGCATTGTTAAATCTTGCAGACTATCTTATCAATAATCGTGGCAAAAAAACTGAAGCTGTTAAGGTCTTTACAGATTTCGAGCATTTATTTCACCAAAATCATACCTTCATCAAATCTTATTCAAATTATTGTTGGGCAAATAGTCAAAAATATGAAGCTATTAAAGTTATTGTAGATTATTTTTCATCAAAACCTAATCTAAAAGGGTGTCGCAGTACATATCTAGAGCTATTGGGTCAACTTACTACTTTTAAATCTATTTACTATATTGAGCTAAAAGAAGCCTTAAAAGATAAAAAGCGTCTTGGTGAAATAGATAATTTCGAGTTTCAGTCACAAAATGCTGTAATTAAAGATGGATTTTGTGATATATACAAACAACATGGTCATTTTTTGTTTAAGGCAGTGAAGAACACTGATATAAGCAATATTTCTTCCGCAGCAAAACAAAATGTTATCGCTGGATTGTTTCAGTTTGTTAACATATGTATTAGGATGAATAAGCATGACTTTGCAGAAGATATTTGCAGATTTTGTATAAACAATTTCCCTCATTATCTTCAGCCTCAATTCCAATTCAAATTAAGCGCTATTGAAGCTATGCAAAGCAGCAAGATTTCAAAGATATAAGAATTTAATAAGACCATGGGAGACAACCAGCGCCAAGACCCGTCCAAAAGAAGACAAGTCAGGCTTGTGAAGCGGAACGCCCCTTTTAACCTGCCACTGTTTCAAACGAATTATTTTATTTAGTCAAGAACGCCTAATTGATGCCTTTCTGTAAACCACCGGCTCTGCCGGTGTGACTATAAAAGGCTATGCCGTTCCTGCGAGTCCTTTTTGAGATAGCATTCGGAATACGCTGTATCTCTCCAAGGCGATTTATGAGGCTGTTTGATTAAGGAGGGAGAAGGGCGACAAGCCGTTGCCTTTGATTTTGTTTGTCAGCCCCTTTTAGGGGCTTTCCTCAAGCCCCCCGCTCTGCGGGTGGTCATGACTATGGTGTTTTTCGGAGTTATGTCGTATCCAGAGAGACAAATATTTAACAAAATGTTATTCCCAAGCTGAGGCAATTTCCCCATTACTCCGTCAAATTTCGGCTCCATTCGTCAATTTTTATCTTGTTTCCAACCCAATACCCACTTTTTGCAGTCTTTTTGATGGGCAAATCAAGTTCCCGATGCCATTTTAGGACTGTTGCTTCGCTGATATTGTTGAGATACCGGCAAATGGCTTTCATTCCAATCAACAGGTTTGAAGATGTCGGCATTACCACCTCCGGGGTTTTTCTTGGTTGTGACCAGGTTTCGTTTTTGCTTCCGTTTCCATCGTTTGAGGCTTGTGAGGTATGTTCAATTTCATCATTTCCCGAAGTGCCAGAGCGTAGTTTGTCACGTCGAAGTAGTCGTTTCGTCCCTTTGATCTTTTGTGTATCCATTTTCCAAGTTCATCCTTTGTCTCTGTGGTGAAATGCTTTGCAAACGATTCGTCAATATCGCAATGAAAGCTGATTGCTCCGGAATCATCCGGCTCTATCGATAAAACTCTTTCCAATTCATCCTTGAAAAAGTCAACCCGCAGGTTGACGCGGGTCAGTCCGCCGGGGATTGCTTTGTTGCTGCCGGGATAGGTGGCGATGGACTTGTAGCTGATCATTTCGCCGTTCTTATCCGGAATTCCCTTGAGCGGCAGCATTACCCGGTTGCGGCTGCACCATTCGTAGACTTCAACGGTGCGACTGTGTTTCTGCCATCCGGCCTTACCGCCGCCGGAGTCGATGAGACCGGATGCGACGCGGTAGATGCGCCCTTCGTGATCCAGCCAGTCAGCAGCTAACAGCCCTTCCAGATCGGAAAATGTCAGTACCTGGCCGTGGCGAACCAGATGCAGACTGATTTCAGGGGCGTATCCCAGCGCCCACAGGCCGTAATAGAAGCTGCTTTGCTGAGTGTCCGCAATCAGGATCAAACAGGCGGTGTCTGGCGGTACGAGATTGCGCGGAAGTTCGGAACGGAAGCGTAAAATGCCCTCTA